AAAATATATCTTTTAAGGCTGCCTGAGAATAAGCATCAGTTCCTTTTGTTAGTCCTGCTGCTGATGGAAAACCTTCAATCTCTCCTTCACTTATGACTTCAATAAGGTTAATGGCTTGCCTACTTTGTATAGCAGCTAAATTTATTACAGCTGTACCGCCACCACCACCAAACCACTTGAAAGGGTTTAGTTGAATCTCTTTTCTTCCTGCTCCAGAATGTATTTCAGGTATTCTAAACATAATTATCCTGAGTAATCGTCTGTATCAATACCGCCTGATACCACCAGCGATCCAGTATATATTTCACCATAGACAACAGGAATAGGAACACCAGCCCTTATCGTATTTTGTACTCCATTAAATGTAAAACTTGATGGATCATCAGACTCTTTATCTAGCTCTTCCGTTGGAGTTAACATTTGTGATGCACCTGATAATGCTAAAAAAATACCAATATTGCCAGCAGTAGCTAAAAAACCAGTACCACCAGCAATACCTAAAGCACCAACTCCTCCTGTTGCAACAACAAAACCAACAATACCAACTCCCAAAAGAAATCTTCCTAAACCTTTTTTCGCTCCCATAATTACTGGTACGATTCTTATTTCCTGACTTCCTGAAGGTATATCTAATTCAGTCTCACTAATCTCATAATCTCCAACTTTTACACAATAATTCTGCTGCATCATGTGAGATTGTAACTTAGGAAAGTTTGCTAGTAAAAATCTAAAAGCATCTACTGGTGATGATATTTCTGCTTCAAAGGTACGCTCTCCCAAGAATCGAGCTAACCTACCGTAAACTTTAATTTTACTGAGCATAGCGATACCTCTTCTTTG